CAATAATGGGAGATTGCGCGGTGTAAGACGGCCCGCAGAAGCCGAATTTCACCCGCCCAACTCCATTTGCTTCCGCATGGCTGCGAGATGCGGGGCGATGTGTTTCTTGATAAAAGCCGCACTTGCAATTTTGAAATCTTCGCGCGGCACATCAATCACAGCCCATGCCGAGGATTTCTTTGCATCTTTCTTTTCCGCCGGGTCGTGAATGCGGATGGTGAGAGTTAGGGTGTCTTTGTCGGGCATGTTAGATTTGCTTCATGGAACGGCGTGGATTTCTAAAACTTCTCGGCCTCGGCGTCGCGGGTATCGCGCTTGATCAGGCCATCCCGTTCAATCGGGTGTGGAGCTTTCCGAAAAACATTGTTGTTCCTGAATTGACTCTGGAAGAAATTGAAGAGCGCTACCTCATGCCCGCCGTTTTGCAAATGATCAAAGAGCACAATGATTTTTTGAATTCATACGAGCGCGTGTGGGACGAAGAATTCGCGGTGGGAACCAGAATCGCTATTCGTATCCCGCAAAGATTTTCTACTCCGGCCTTCCCCCCGGCGCCCCGCCCGTCATCCAGTTAAAGTCTCTCCGCACTCCGGACGACGGTCTACTCTTTGGCATGCCGAAATCCTGAGTCGCCATACGGGGCGATTTCGCGTTGTTTCCCATCACCGCCATCCGCGCCCGTAGCGCAGCGCCCACTAAAACCGAATTGGCTTCTCTCTGCGCTCCCGGTAAGAGCATTTCTGCCAACGTCAACTTGATGGCGTTGCGGTATCCCGGTGGCCAGATTCCCGGTCCTGAAGGCCCGCCGATGGGATCGGTGATCGCTTGAAACTGCTGGACCGTCTGCCAGATTTGCAACTCAACAATCGCCGCAGTATTTGGAACGGGCCAGAAATAAAGCGATCCCAATGGCGATGTCGGATCGTAGTAGAGATCGGTGACGACGTTGGTTTGAATCAGGTTCGTCTGTTGTGCCTGGTACCAGTCTTTATCCCGCGTACAGTTGATCTCCAAGCGAACTTGCGTGGGAGTTCCGGGATTTTGCAACTGTGCTGCCCCTGCAATTCGCACTGGGCGCGGGGTATCGCCAGTCGAAAATGTTGGAACTGGCTGTCCAACTCCGCCGCCATCTGCTGGGCCAATGGTGTGCGGCTGCAATCCCGGAACCAGCGTGTATTGGTCCCAGTCATAGCCCCACACCCACGCCTGAAGCGCCTGGTAGGTGTCGATCAGGTCGTTTAACTTCCGGAAAGCCCACTGCGCTTCGTCAGACGAAGGTTGTTCGCCCGGCGCAGTGGCTCCGATCTCAATAAAAGCATCCGTGATGAGATCGGAGACGGTGTAAGTCAGCTCAGCCATGAGTTACTTTTTGCGCTTGGATTTCGCCTTCGGCGCGGGAGTTTCGGTCGCTTCTGTCTCGCCGAGCTGGGCGGCAATTTCCGCTTCCGCTTCTTCGGCCGACTGCTGATTTTCTTCTTCGTTCAGAGCGGCGAGTTCCTGCGCTTCCATCTCTTCCAATTCTTCGGCCGTCATCACGTGCTCGCGCGGCTCGACTTCTTTCTTTGGCAGCGCGGTCATCCCGGAGCGAACGTTGTGGTAATCGCGGTTCGGATCGGGCTGGTCTTTGAAATCGCGGCGCTTGGCGGCTTCGTGTTGCGCCTGGTTCTGAACGTTCAACACTTTTCCCGTTTTGTGGTTGTAGACCATCTTGGGATAGTGCTTAAAAGGGTTTTGCGGTGTGCCGTAACGCGGTCCGCCCGGATTGTTGATGTCAATCACCTGCGGGCTGGTCGCTTTGTCTACGGCAAAGAAGTTTGAAACTTGTTTTACTGGCGGCATTTCATTTTGCTCCGTGAGTTCTTGCTGTTTTTGTTCTAAAAGTTGTTGGCGAATCGTCGAATCCTGCGGAACGCCTTCGAGATCGAATTCGACAGGGAAGCGCCTACGGCTTTTGCGTGTCGATTCATTGAGAGGCATTTTGAAGTTGGGTAGGGCGAACCAGGTTCGATCCGCCCTAACCGCCGCTCAAATCAGCGGCAACGTTGTGCTAGTTGTAGCTCGGAAAATACGTCTTCGTGGTTCCGTCAAACGTCCAGCACTGCACCCGTCCAGCAACGGCGGTTGTGGCTTTGCCAATGTTGTTCGTTGCAGTGGTGGTATAGGCCGCATCCGGAATCACGCAGAATGGCGCTCCGTAAGGCTGGGTCGCCGATCCGCCGCCATCGCCCAGGCCTGCGGTTGTGCTTGAGCCCCAAGCGGTAATCGCGTTCGTGCCTGTGATGTGAAACAGCGGGCCGCTCGGATTGGTTGCCCCAGCCACCGAAGCGACGGCCGTACTCACGCCCGCAGGACGCGAAGTGTTGAAAAATCCCGGCACCCAAGAACTAGAAATCGATGAACAAATGAACTGATTCGAAGTGAAGATGTTCACCGTGGGATACCAGGCTGATGCTGAATCGCAAGACCCCGAAAGATCGGTGTTCACGAACGGGCCATTTCCGGCAGGGCCAACCAAAACGACCGATCCCGAAAGATGGGCGTTGGTTTGCGTCCCGTTGTAGCCGCGTGTGATGCCGATGGTTGTCCCGCTCACCGAATTGACGAATACGGCCTCACTGTTGCCGCCGTTGCCATCCTGAATGAACAGAATGGTCGTATTGGCAGAGATGCCGGTCGCCGAAGCCACGCGCAGCGAATTCGCCGAGGATGTCAGCGCAGCCGCCAAGCTGGTTGTCGTGGTGATCAGGTTCGAATTTGTGGTCTGGGCCAATGCAGGCGTCAATGCGACTGCCAGAGCCAGGACTAAAGAGAGAATTGAAATTAGTTTTTTCATGATTGTTTTCCTTGGCAGAAATTTGTCAATAAACCGGCAAAGTTTTGCTAGAAGGAATCTCCTTTCCTAAGCTCCCAGCAGCCCAACGGCTGCGTTGTCTTGATACAGGTTCCCGAAGCCGACTACCGTATCGAAACGGTTAATCTGCATCGAGTAGACCGAGTTCCAGTCCTTTACGAAGCGAACGGGAATTCCGGTGCGACGGTCTTCCGCCTGCGAGCGGGCTTCGACTGCTTTCGGCAGATAGAAGCGCATGCCGACGATGGCGAAGGCATACTTGGTGAGCGCGAGTCCCACGGTTCCGGTTGCGCCGTTCGGAGCTGGAGTTCCCGGCCAGAGCGTCAAAGCCGCGCCAGAGGCAGGCAGGGCATCAACGTTCTGATATTGCGAAGGATCGGCACCGTTCGGGCCGTAGATCGCGGGCAGGAATTGGATTGTGTCCGCGCCGCCACCTACTGCCGTCAAGTCCTGGGTGATGGTGAAGGTCTTCGCAACCAGCGGTCCTGGTGAGCGCCGGGTCCGCGGGTTGATGCGGTTCACGTTCAGAATGGAGAACTTGTCTCCCTGTTTGAACGTGTCGCCGGCCGTCGCGGTAATCAAAAGAGAAGTCCCGCTCTGTCCCGCGCCATTCACTGTGACCGCGCCCGCCCATGTTCCGGCGGTGTGCGAATACAGCGATTGCTCTTCAAATACGCGGAAGCCTTTCAGCTTGCCGAGCGAACCTTCCTTGAAGGCCTCGTCGATCTCATCCGCCGGGTGAAACAGCGAAGTCACCGGGGTGTTGATCGAGTTGGTTTGCATGGAAGAAGAAATCAGCGCCATGCGGTTGCGGTCGGGCGGGCAGGCCAGTTCGAGCAACTTCCGGCGGGCATCGTCCATGAAGACAACGCTGGTGGGATCTGTCCCTAACGCGCCGGTGATCTGCGAGACGTTGTTCTTTCCGAACTGCGCGGCGAGGGAATCAATTTCCTGCGAAAGCTGGACGCCGGCCGGCTCCAGGTATTCGTTTTTGATTTCTTCGTCCGAGCGCTCGGCTTTCACCGCCGCTTCGTAATCGTCCCACTGGAAATCGATACCAAAGGGCTGATCTAAAGAAATCGTGGTCGAAATGCGGTTGATGCCTTGCGGGTTGTATCCGAGGCCGTGACGGATGGTGAACTGTTGTGGGAATTTGACCTGGATCGTAGTGCCTACGGCGAAGGTCTTCTCGTAGTCTTTTTCCCAATCGGAGTTGAATACAGAGGCAACCTTGTTCGAGTTCATCAGGTTGCGCAACACTTCCATCGAGATCCAGGAAGTATTAAGGAACTGATTGAACTTGACGATTGCCTGTAGCCAGGATGTTAGAAACATCTCCAGCCAGAAGCTGAAAATTCTCATGAGTTATCCCTTTTTGCGGGAAGCTCTTACTGCCGCCAAGCGCGGATCTGTTGCGTTCGCGTCGTTGATGTAGGTGGAAGAGTCCCCGTCTTCTATGGCCTGGTCGCGTGCCGATTTGGTAACGGCGTTTTTGCCGTCTACCTGGTTCGGCGGACGTCCGGCCTGGG